TCATAACGTCCCTTCGTGCTGTCTGGTTTCACGGTAGACGGCGCCGCTCGTGAAACAGAGCGGCCCCACGATGCGGCGGACTATGGCGGGGTGCAACAGCGATTCGGCTTCGGCTCTGCTGGCCCAACGCCAGGCGTCGAGCTCGGCGCGCTGCAACGTGATGCGGTCGGTATCGGTCGGGTGGAGTTCGGGCCCGGCGAACACGAACGCCAACCGGTCGCGGCTGCCGTGGCGGGTGGCTTGCAGCCACTCGACAGCGAACAGGTCCTCGTCCTGTAGCCGGAAACCGAGGCCGAGCTCTTCGCGGACCTCCCTGTGGGCAGCGTCGAGCGGTGATTCGCCCTGCTCGACGATTCCGCCGGGGAGCTGCCAGGAGTCACCGTTGGTCGGGTGCACGATGAGCAGAGCATCGTCGGGGCTGGTGATCAGCACGGCAGCGGTTATCGGATGACCGGGGGCCCGGGGCATGGAACTACCTTCCGTGATGCGGGGCGGTGCTCGTCTTGAGGGGATGTTGTGGTGTCCCCCCGGCCGACGGCGGCGTACGTCAGGAACGGCCGTCGGCCGGGAGCGGCCCGCCGGTGCCGGGGATGTGCCGCGGGGGGCGTCTCTTCGGCGCGGGTGGGAGTCATGAGGTGCTGCTGAGGGCCGCGGCGATGGCGAACCCGGTGCCGAAACCGATCAGGAGCAGCAGGGCGGGGCCCGCGAGTCCGCACGTAGTCATCACGAGGTGCCGCGTTCTGCGGATCATTCGGCCTGCTCCTCCCGCGCGCGCCAGAGGTGCGCCAACTCGTCGGCGAGGTGCGGCGGGGCCTGGCGGGTGACGGCGTACTGGCTGGCGTGCGCGAGACACATGCGCAGGCCGTGAGGGGGGCCGGAACCGCACTCGATGACCGCGACCTGAACCGTCTCGTCCCGGTCGGCCTCGCAGTAGGCGCACCGTCCGGGCTGGACGCTGAGGGCGGCGCGGCTCACCGTCGGGTCCACTCGGCGTGGTCGCGGGCGGCACCGTTTGCGGCGATGCCGGCCGCACGGCGCTCGGCCTGTGTGGCGAGCCGTACGGCAGTGGGCGGGCAGTCCCATTCGGCCCCGCCGCGAGGCGGACGGAGCTGCATGTACGTGCCGTGCGTGTCCATGACCTCGCCGACGCGGTTCGTTCTCCGGTCGACGACATAGACGCCTTTCCGGTAGCTCACGATGTCCCCTTCGGTAGCGCTGCGGTGAGGTGACGGGCGGCGCCGAGGGGGCAGGCACGGTTCTGGGGCGGGCGGGTGCTCATGAGGTGGAGTCCCGTTCCATGAGCTCACCGAACCGCGCGTGCAGCCGCGTGAATTCGTCGGTGGTCAGCACGAGCGCAGAGTCAGACGTACCGCCGTCGGCGTGGTGAACGAGGATCGGGAACGCAGTCGTCCCTGTGCAGTCGTCGTACCGCGTTGCGCCGTCGCGGGGGGTTGCGTGGGTTACGGGGACGGATACCGGTCGCAGGGTGCTTCCGTCGCCCGCAGCGCGCCAGTCGGAGCCGCCGCCGGGAGTGCGCAGGTGGTAGGACTTCGCCGACTCGCCTGGCAACCCCACCACGACGCCGATCTGGCTGTCGGCCGCGAGGTCGAGGGCGAGGTCGCCGAGACGAGGGCGGAAGGCGTCAGCCGTTAACCGGTCGACGCGCAGGGGGTGTTGGGGCGATGTCGGTTCGGTCATGCCCCGAAGTTAGGGGCGGGTATGGGGCCGAATATGAATCGGAGTAATAGGGGTGTCATCCGTCGAGGTGGAAGCGGTCTGACATGCGCCGCAACTTCTCCCGAGTGCCTGAACGTTCGGCGTAGACAAGGCTACGGAGGGTCGATCGGGCGATGGGGTGGTTGCGGATGAGCTGGGGTGCGGTGCGCTCGGCGAGTTCGAGTTCCTTCAACGCCTTGTTGCGGTTGCCGTCCCACATCCACGCCCGCCCGAGATCCATGTGATAGTGCCCCTGACGGGAGTTGGGCAGGGAGGCGATGACGGCGGTTGGTGTGCGGCGGCTTATGGAAAGAGCCCTCCCGTGCTGGCCCATCTCGACAGCCACGCTCACCGCGTGAATGGAGACGTTCCCCGGAGAGAACGTCAGCGAATGCCGGTCGTAGACCGGGGGGCCTTCGTACTGGCTCATACGGGCTGCCGCGTCATGCGCGTGGGCGATGCGATCCTCGGCCTCTGCGGGGCGGCCTCCGCGCGCTGCGGAGACAGCGGCGCGCAGTTGCAATGATCCCCAGGCGCGGACGGACAACGGATCGCCGTGTTCGTACCCCTCCTGCACGGTGCCGAGGGCACGGTCGGTAAGCGCGATCGAGTCGTTCCAATCCGCGGTTGCCCACATGTCCCACACACGCATCCAGTCGGCAACGGCGGGCATGACGGAGTCACCGGAGAGGCGCGCGGACCAGGCGGCGCGCTCGCACGACATGGCGATCAACTCGGGGTGGCCGAGGGCATGCGCGGCGGTGTGAGCGAACTTGCAGGCAACGGCGTAGACGGCGAACGCTTCCTCGCGCTCCCGGCCGGTGGAGTTCTCAGCGAGTGCGCGGGCTTCGCGGAACAGGTCCGGCAGTACACGCATGATCGAGATGTTCGCGGCGGCGTCGCGGAGACGGTGCAGACGGGTCGTTTCCTGCCAGAGCTGCGAGGCCGTGCGGGGCGGGCCGTCGAAAACGGGCGTCAGGTCGTAACGGCGCAGCTCCCGAAGAATCGAGGCCGCGGCTACCTGCCATTGGTTCTCGTCCGGCGAGCTGTTGTACGGCCGGCCAATCAAGTCGTTCGGGTGCTTGTGCAGCTCGGCGGCAACCTGGTTGAGCAGCCCGACCCGGTCCAACTCGATATGACCGTTCTCCAGTTTCGACACCCACCCTTGGGAGCGGCCGAGAGCTGCGGCAAGGTCGGCTTGCGGCATCCCGAGGCGGAGCCGCGCACGGCGGACGCGGCGGCCGATCTCTTCGGCTTCCTCCAACATCAGCGGGCCCCCTTATCGGTGTGGCGCCGTCGTGCGGGCGGGCGGCGGGACATCAGTGCTCCATCCGTCGAGCGGGTTCTACCCACGAAGGTACCCACGGCGCGGCATGCCTGGGGAGCAGTATTCGGGGAGAGCGCCTAAGAACGACGAAGGCGCCCCCGCACCGGCTTTGTAGCCGGTGCGGGGGCGCTGGGGGTCATCGGGCGGTGAGCTGCCAGAGGGACAGGGCCAGGCCGCAGACGCCCACGAGAGCGGCCACGGAGGGCAGGGGCCACCGGGAGCGTTCGAGGGCGTCGAGGCGGGATTCGTCCCGCTTCTGCCGCTCGGTCTCGCCTCGCTCGACGATGTCGAGCCGGTTGTCGTGGTCGTCGAGGCGGCGGCCCTGCTCGGCGAGGTGTTGCTCGGATTGGTCGTGCCGCTGCACCAGGAGCGCGAGCGCGCCGTCGGTGCGGGTGAAACCGACCTCGATTGTTCGCCGGATGCGTTCGAGTTCGAGCGCGACCGCGGCCGGATCGGACGGGGTCGGCGCGCTCACGGTGTGGTGTTGCCTCCCTGCTCGACCAGTCCGAGGCCGACGCGGTCGAGCAGCGCCTCGACGGACGGGAGCGCCATGACCCGGGCGAGGCCGCCCGCGACGGCGAGCGCCCCGGCCACCCACGGCAGAGACTCGGGAATCCCCGCGGCGTCGACGATGGCGGGCAGCGCCAGCGCGAACGCGACGGTGACTTGCAGGATGGTGCGCACGGTGCGCTTCGCGGCGTCGGTCATGGGTCAGCCCTCCGGGGTGGTCAGTGCGGAGCCGAGCCGGTCGAGCGCGGCCTGGGCGCCGGCTTCGGCCGCGGAGCGGATCTCGGCCGCCGTGAGTCCGCCGCCGCCGAGGGCGTCGGCGAGCTTGTCGATCGTGGCGGCCTGCGCGCCGAGCTGCGCGAGAATCGCGGTGCTGTTGTCCGCGGCGATGTGCGCGTACGCGTAGCCGGAGCCGAGCGCGGTACGGACGGAAATCTCGCCGTCCTGCAAACCGGCCTGCTTCGGGAAGGTCTTCGGAACCCACGCGCCGAGCTTCACGGCGTCGTCGAGCTGCATGTCGGTGTCCTCCTGGTGGTGAGTGCCGCCCGCGAGCTGTTCGGCGCGGTCGACGATTTCGGGGAGCTGGGCGACGATCCGGGACCCGGGGCACGAGGTGTGCCCGCCCCACGCCGAGCCGCCCATCGCGTGATAGCCGAGGCCGCGCCCACTGGGGGACGTGGCGACCTGGAGCGGCACGCCGTACCGCTCGTGCGCCCACGCGAGTACGCGGGCGGTGGCGTCGAGCTGGTCGTCGGTGAGCCGGTCGCCGCCAACGCCCTCGTTCTCGACGGACAGCCACGAGCCATTGCCCGCGGCCTGCGCCCATGCGCGGTCGCTGGTGTCGACCCACTGGTACAGGGCGCCGCCCTTGCCGGTGCCGAAGTGGCTGGATGCGCGGGCCCGGCTGTTGCGGAACCAGCTATCCGTACCGGCGAGCGTGCCGGCCATGATGTGCACGACGACGCCGCGCACGGACGACTGTCCGCCGCGGGTGTAGTTCGTCGGGATCGGGCGCCATGTGGCGCCGGGCATGCGTGCCACGGGGTGCCTCCTGGGCATGAAAAAACGCCCGCGGCGCGGCGCCGGGGCGTGCGGTGGTGGTGGGTGTCAGTGCTCGTCGTCGTACGGCGACAGCACGGCGCCCGAGGTGTCGTCGGCGATGTCGCCCGCGGCCTCGCCGAGCACGCGGTTGCCCCAGCGGCGTACGCCCGAGACCGTGCTCGTGATGCTGATGGCGAAGACCGCGAGCGGCGAGGTCGGGCCCTTCACGTACGAGTTGCCGGTGAGCGTGAGCCGGTCGGTGCCGGACGTGCAGCGGAAGCCGTAACCGCTCCCGCCCGTGCCGGCACCCTTCACGACGTTGTTCGACACCGTGAGGGTCGCGCCCCTCAGCGTGTGAATGCCGTTGACCGTGGCGTACGAGATCAGGTTCCCGTCGATGAGCATGTCGGTTCCGTCGTCGCACGAGATGCCCGACCCGCCGAGCTCGTAGACCCGGTTCGAGGCAACGACACCCCCGTCGATCCACTGCTGACTGATCCCGGTGTTGGCGATGTTGGACACGACGTTGCCGCTCACGATGTACCGGGATGCGTACTCCAGCCGGACGCCGTTCTCACCCCCGGCCGAGCCATCGACCGTGTTCCCGGTGACCGTGAGACCGACCCACCGGCCGGAGCTCTCGCCCTGGATGCAGACGGGCTCGCTGTAGCTGCCGGTGCTCGTGACCACGTTGTCGGCGATCACGAGACCGGTCGAGGTCTGCGACGACTGGCGGTCGACACCGTCCGTGTCGGTCCGGTCGGCGGTCTTGGAGCTGTCGAGCGTGCGTGCCCAGATGCCCCCGGCACATCCGGAAAGGGTGTTGCCCCGGATCACGGAGTCGTCCCACACGTACGGCTTCACGGCGATGTGGGACCCGGCCTCGACGGTGTTGCCCTCGATGCGGATACGGCGGTGCCGCTGCCCCCACACGGCCGAGTGGGAGCCGATGCCCGAGGGCCATGCCGCGGTGCCCGCGGTGCCCGAGGCGCCGACGTAGCAGTCGCGCATGACGATGTCCTCGCACGCCGTGCCGTCGTACGGCCCGAAACCGCCGAACAGGCTTGCGCGGCCGGCGAGGTCGATCTGCACGGCCTCGGAGAAATCGCGCCCGCCGGTGTCGAGGTAGCCGCGGAACGAGCAGCCGATCACGCGCCCGTGCTTCGTGCTGTTGAGCTCGATGGCGTGGTACCCGCCTACGTCCCGGATCTCCAGATCCCGGATGGTGACGTTGCGGGCGTGCCCGATCGAGATACACATGTCCGGGTCGGCCGGGGCGTCAATGGCGCGCATGTCCCACACGCCGCCCTCGATGATCAGATCCCCGTGCCCGTCGTACCCGCCGAACGCCTGGTCGGCGTCGCCGTTGAGCAGGAACGTCCCGGTAGCGGCGCGCCGGTAGGTGCCTCCCTGGGGCGCGGTGAGCCGAGTGCCGCGGTAGATGCGCAGCGGCAGCGTGGCGCACCGGTAGATGCCCTCGGGGAGGATGACCCAGCCGCCCCCCGCATCCCGGGCGGTGTCGAGTGCCGCTTGGATGGCGGGGGCGTCGTCGGTGACGCCGTCGCCGGTCACGCCGTACGCACGGCCGTCGATGACGGGCAGCTCGGCGCTGCCCAGCGGCGGAAGCTGATCGGTGGGCACCTTCCCCGTGTCGTCGAGCTCGGCGACACCGGACGGTGCGCCCTTCTCGGCGAGGGCGACGGCGCCCACGTCGGCCGCGGTGTAGGTCGGCCGCTGAGCGGCGAGCAGAGTGCCCTCGGTGTCGAGCTGGGCGACGCCGCCCGGTGCGCCCGGCGCGGTGTCCGGCACGGCGCCTACGTCGGCCGCGTTGAGCACCACGTCGGGGCCCAAGTCGCCGTTCACCGAGTTGACCGATCCGTCGCCCGGGTCGCCCTTGGGGCCCTGCGCTCCCGGGTCGCCCTGCGGACCGGCCGGGCCTTCCGGCCCCTGCGGTCCCTCGGGACCGGCCGGGCCGACGAGAGAGTCGAGCCACTGTGTCGGGGTGCCCTCGAACCCCTCGGCGACTGCGATCTCGTAGGCGCTCGCGCCGCGCACGTAGTTCGGTTCGCTCGGGTCGGTCGGCGCTACGTCGGCGAGGTCGACCGTGGGGTCGTCCTGCGGCAAGAGGAGCTGATACGAGCGGTTGGACGCCACGCCTTCGAGCGCTTCCGTCACGGTGTACGACCAGTCGACGGGGTCCATGCCGGGGGCGTCCGTGGCGGGCAGGACGACGGCGATCGTGCCGGATGCGTCCAGCGGCGCCTCGACGGGACCGGCGAGCATCACGTCGGCTCCGCCGAACGTCAGCAGCGCGGGGGCGCGGAACGTGACCTTGCCCTTGAGCGGGGTGCCGTCCGGCCGCAGGTAGCGGGCGGTGACGGTGACGGTCGGGATGGACTCGGGCAGCGTTGCCAAGGAGCTCTCCTTACGGGGTGGGGATGGTGGGCGCTTCGTCAGCGCCGAAGGTGTTGCGCGTATAGGCCGCGATCACGTCCGTCTCGACGCTCCCGCCGTTGCTGCGGTGGTCGACGCGCCAGACCACGTAATCGAGGTAGTCGAGGCCGTCGAGCGGATAGGTGACATCGCGGACCGTCGAGGTGTCCGCGGCGGCGTCGTACTCGGCGAGCACGCGCTCGACGCCGTCGGGCGGGGTCATCACGACGCGCACCCGGCCGCCGCCCGCCCCCGCGTAGGTGATCAGCCGCAGATACGCGACCGCGTTGTGTACCGGACCGGCGCCCCGCCAGCCGAACAGGTAGCCGGTCGAGTCCGTCACCTGGGCACTCGTCGGGTAGAGCGGGACCGGCATCCACGGCCGGCCGAGCCATCGGCCGGCGTGTGCGTCGTCCATGACGATGATCCGGCCGTCACGACTGCGCATACGGACCATCTGCGCGTCGGTGCCCGCCTCGTCGCCGACGGTGAGAGCCGGGGAGCCGTCCTCGCGGGCGATGCCGACCCCCCAGTCACCATCGGCTGTCTGCCCGACGATGAACGTCCTCACGTCGTCGGGGGTCTGTGCGACGAGCTGCCCGCCGCGGCCGATCACCACGTCGCCGCCGAGCACGGAGTCGAGCGCGGGCCGGATCTGCGACCGGCCGCGCAAGGTGCGAACCTCGCGTTCGAGGGCGGCGACGCGGTCGAGCAGGTCGCGCGGTACGTGCGCCACTCAGGGCACCTCCAGATACAGGCGCGCCGTCTCGGGGCGGCCACGCTCGGGCGGGGACACGGACATGCCCACGACGCGGAACCGGGCGTCGAGCGGCCGGGGGTGCCACAGGTCGCGGATACGGACGCGCACGGTCGCACCGATCAGCGCCGGGGTGACGATGCCGCCGAGCAGCACCTCGATTTCGGGTATCTGCACGGGGCGGCGGGCGGCGGCGAGGTCGGCGCGCGCGTGTCCGTCGAGCACGTCCTGGCGCTCGACGGTGGTGTAGTCCGACGTGCCATCCAGCCGCGGCCACCCGTGCGCGATGTCCTGCTCGGCGGTCAGCAGCGGCGAGGCGAGCGGGTGACTGTCGTCGGTCTGGTTGCGGTTGATGGATGCGCCGCGCGACTGCCAGGCAGTCGCCATCTCGGTGGCGTCGGACGGCCAGGAGTAGGACAGAACCGGGCCCGGATGGTCGAGCACCACGTCGGCCGCGCCCGTGCGCAGCGTCGGGTGCCCGAGCTGGAGCCGCCGCGCCCGGGTGCGGTCATCGGCACGGTAAGAGGCGATCCGCCACTCGAACCCGTCCTCGGCGCCCGCGAGGTCGTCGAGCAGGTCGCCGATGCTGTGCAGGTCGTACCGGCTGTACTCGCGGTCGCGCAGCACACCAGACAGCGCGGGGTCGGCGAGTATGCCCAGGCTCCCGCCGGGCGCGGCCTGCGCGTAGCCGAGCAGATCGCGCACGATGTCGAACTGATCCCGCTTGGTGGCGGCGTAGTCGTCGTGCAGCAGACGCCGGTAGAGGTAGGACTCCCAGCCGCCGGCCTGAATCTGCGCGCCGAGATATCCGCGGTCGCTGCTGGAGACGTTGAGCGTCCATAGGATGCCGCCCCACCAGATGTCCGGGCCACGCTCGACCCACAGACCGGTGCGGCCCGGAGTGAGCGCCCGGCGCGCCCGCTGTGCCAGCTCGGCATTCGGTATGGGCACGGCGCCGCGCAGGGAGCCGGCTTTGCCGATGTAGTCGTCAAGGCTGAGACCTTGCACGGGCAGGCTGTCGATGAGCCGGTCGGTCAGCAGATCGCACAGCAGTACGCGGTACGTCGTCGAGGGGGTCGGGATCACGGCACCCCCTCGGGATCACTGCACGTAGGTGGCGCTGATGCGGAGGTTGTGGCCCTTTTCGAGGACGATGCCGGGCGACCACGTCCGCAGGGTCACTTGTCCGTCGGGATCGCACCGTGCGCTGCCGTCGCCGTAGCCGTCCGTCGCCACCGCCTCGTAGGCGAACAGCGGCGCCCAACTGTCAGGCAGGGAGCCGACGAACGAGTCGGGCAGGTTGGAGGAGTCGGACAGATTGCCGCCCGTGCGGGACAGGTACACCGACCACGACACGACGCCGCCGCGGCGCCGGGCGTCGAACGTCGTCACTGACCAGCCGGTGCCCGCCAGAAACCCGGCCGTGATGCTCTCGGCGGGGATCTCTGGCGGCCGGTAGGGGCGCCATGTGTCGCCTGCCGCGTCCCAGCGCTCCAGCACCCCGGACCGGTCGCGGTACGCGCCGTCGTACGCGCCCTCGTCGTCCGTGGCACCGCCCGGCACGACGCCGCCCGCACCGACGGTGTACCGGCGCCGGTCGGTGAGAGCCGACCCCCAGTCGACGCCGCCCGTCGAGGCCGAGGCGCCGGCGCGTACCCGCACGTCCCACAGCGGCAGCGACGCGGGCGGCAGCGCGGGCGGTGTCGGGGAGCCCGCAGGGTCCCCCTGCACCAGCTCGACCACCGCCGCGGTCTGCCCCTCGGTGTCGTACATGCCGTCGAGGACCCGTACGACCACGGTGTCGATGCGGTCCTGCGCATCGCCGGGCCCGATGTCGACCAGCTCGGGAGCGTCAACCGCGACCGGGTATGGGCCCTGCGCGGCGGTGCCCTGCACCACTGCGCGGCCGACGCCGATCTGTAGCGTCATCGACCCGGCCGGGGCGGCGAGCAGCGGTGCCCCGCCCGGGATGACGCCGCCGCGGCTCGTGAGTTCGCCCTCGGGCGTCATGGTGCCGAGGGGGGTTACGCGGGTGTCCTCGCGGGTCTGCCCGGTGGGCAGCAGCCATGCAGCGCGCACGGTCACGGGATGTCTCCTTACCAGTAGGCCGAGCGGTAGCGGACGGTCACGCTCGCGTCCGGCTCGCCCGTGGCGCGCAGGACGAGAGTTGTCTCGCCGGGCGGGAGGGTGACCGTGCTCTCGGGCACGCTGCGGGCGGTCGCCGCATAGAGCCTGCTCGCGGTGCCGTTGAGCGTCGCCGTGCCCGCGAGCGTGTCGACGACGAGCAGGTCGTCGGCGGTGAGAGGCAGGTCGTATTCGAGGGTGTCGCCCGTGCTGATGTTGGTGAGCGAGGGGCGGGCCATCGGCCCCCGGAACTCGATCACCGGATGCGTGTCTGCGTTCCCCGGGTTGGTGACCGTGAGGGCTCCGGACTCACCCGGCGCGCCCCAGTCGAGCGGCCAGTCGAGCGGCCAGGACAGCCCCGGTTCGGGCGCGGGCAGGCCAGCGCTCGCAGTCTGCTCGGCGAGGGCGTACCGCCGCGGGTCCGTCGCCTCGAACTCGACCGAGCCGTCAACGATCGTCCCCGTGTTGTAACCCTTGCCGACGGGCAGGTTACGGCGCGTGCAGCGGGCCCAGCACAGCAGCGGCCCCCGCTCATCCAGCCACACCACGAGCGGCAGTTCGTCGACCACGGGCACCGTGCCGGACTCGAACGCGTCGACCACGGCGCCCAGCTCGGCCGCGCGGGCGCGCACGACCAGCCCCGAAAGGCCGATCGTGCGGGCCTGAGCGAGGAGCGTGCCGGGGATCGCGCCGTGCGCGTCGGGGCGCGCCACGGTGCCCGAGTCGAGCCCCGGCAGCTCGCCCCAGCCGGTGAGCGTCGCCCACCGGTAGGACGTGCCGCGGCCGAGCAGCAGCGAGCCGTATTGCACCTGCCCGCGCCGGGTGACGAGATCGCCGGGCGCCACGGCTCACCCCCTCGCCTTCGCCGCCCACGCCAGGGCGCGGGCGTTGTCGTCGGGTGTGCCGTTCTCCGCGGCGTGCCAGTGCTCGACCTGTACCAACGGTCCATCCGACCGGCCGCCGTAGAGGCCGCCGTACGCGCTCGCCGCCGCACCCGCCGGCGCCCCGGCGAGCTGCATGCGCGGGACCGGCGGCGGAGCCACCAGCGACCGCATGGCGGAGTCGAGTTGCCCGCGCCCGCGGTCGATGCCGGCCACAATGCCCGCCGGAATCCAACGGCCGACCTGCTGCGCCATCACGCGCGACGGCGAGTGAATCCCCAGCGCTTTCGCGACCGGTCCCGGAATCATGTTCTTGGCGAAACTGACCAGCTTGTCCTTGAGCCATCCGCCCATGGATTTGATCCCGCGATACAGGCCGCGCGCGATGTCCTTGCCCTTGTCGAGCAGGAGGTCTTTCACGTTGCCGACGGCTCGCGCCAGGCGGCCGGGCACGCCAGAGGCGTACTCGACAGCCTCACGGAATTTCCGAGCAAGCCAGTCTTTGAAGCCCTTCCCGGCGCGCGCTGCCAGATCCTTCAACTTCCCGGCCATGGGGCTCACTTTGCGCAACAGCCAATCGGGAATGTTCGTGAACCAGTCGACCAGCCCGCGCCATTTCTGCTTGGTCTTGTCGACCGCCCATTGCCAGCCGTCGGCCATGATCTGACCAATCATTTTCAGGCCGAGTTTAAGCAGCTTCCACAGGAATTTGACGGCGCCCTCGATAAGGGCGATCAGCATTCCCCAGATGCCGCCTGTCATGTCCTGGATTCCCTGCCAGACCTTCCCCCAGTCGCCCGAGATGAGCCCGGTCACAACCTCGATGATTCCCTTTACGAGTTGCAGGGAGCTGGACACGTATTGGCCGATGGTGTCCCAGACGGTGCGCGCCACTTCGAGGATGCTGTCGCCGTGCTTCGACCAGACCTCATCGATTAGGGTCACGACCTCTTGAATGATCTCCGCGACCTCGCCGAGCGAACTCTCGACCTTGGCGCCGAGATCGCCGTCGGCCCCGTCACCGGAGAAGGCCGCGCCGATCCGACCGACTATGCCTTGCAGCTTTTCAAGGCTCGGCTGGATCTCCGTCCAGAACCCTGACAGGGCCTTCCCTATGCCGCTGAACGCTCCCCCGAAGGTGTCACGGAAGTTGTCGAGCGCGGGGATTACCTTGCTGCCGAGGAATTCAACGAACCCCTGTTGCAATGTGCGCTTGAACTTCTCGACACGGGTCCCCGCGTTGTCCCGCAGGGTTTTCCCCATGTCGTCGGCGGCGCCCCCCACCTTGCCGAGCGCGCTGACCGCCGATGACGGGTCAAGCGCCATCAATGCTTTCTGTGTGTCCTCGGACTTGGTGCCGAATAGTTGCATCGCCAGCGTGGAGCGCTCGGTCGGGTCCTTGACCTTGCGCAGCCCGTCGAAAACCTGGTCGAGTGCTTCGCGTGCTTTCGGGCCGCCCTTGGTGAACACGCGCTGCATCTCGCTACCGGAAAGGCCGATCGCGGCGAAAGCCGCATCGACCTCGTCGCCGCCGCCCTGCGCAATGAGGACGAACTCTTTCAGCGAGTCGGCGACGACATCGGTATCGCGTGCACCGGCCTTGAGGCCCTGCGACATGAGCCCGGTCGCCGTCTTCGCGTCGATGCCGAGCTGCCGAAACTGCGTTGAATACTCGTTGAACGTGTCCATCAGGTCATCGGCGCGCGGCCCCATTTTCTGCATGCCGCGCGTCATCACGTCCAACGCCGCCTCAGCGTTCGGCGCCAGCTTCGTTTTGAGGATCTGGCCTACCGCGTTGGCCGTCTGCCCGAGGTCGAGATCGAACGTCGACGCGAGGCCGCTCACCTTCGCCGAGATGGATTCGATCTGTGCGTTCGTCGCGCCCGGCGGCAGGAGCCCCGAACGCATCGTCGCCGAGATCGCGTCGGCCGCGCCCTGGAAATCCTCGGTGATCGCGTCCGCGTACAGGCGTCCGGCGATCTCGCCATACCGCCGCGCCTCGGCCGGGGTCGCACCGAGCTGCGCGCCGAGCCGTCCGACGATGCGGGACTGGTCGAGCGCTTCCGCCATGCCCGCCACCAGTGCGGCACCGGCCGCCGCGCCCAGTGCGGCACCGGCCCCCGCCACGGCGCCCTTCATGCCCTGGAGCCGGCCGCCGATCTGCTGCCCTGCCCCGTCCGTACCGTCATCGACGCCGCGGGACATCCCGTCTCCGAGCGCGCCGCCCGCTTGGCGGCCCGCCCGCTCGGCCTCGTCGCCGATCTCCCGACCGGCGGCCCGTACGCGGCCCTCGGCCCGGTTGAGTCCGGAGGACATGCCGCGGTCGTCGACATCGACCAGTGCCGTCAACTCGCCGACAGTGAGCGTCACGGGAACGCACCCCCTATGCAGTTGTGGTTGTGCGCCCGGAACCGCCTACGCGGTGAGCTGGGCGATCTCGTTCGGGTCGACGACGTGCCGCGGTGTCGAGCGCCACGCCCGCGCGAACCTGCTCTCGGGCGGGAGGGAGCCGAGCAGCACCAGGAAGCGGCGCAGCGAGAGGGCGGCGAGCTGGTCAGCCGTGAGGTGGTGGACGGCGGAGAGGTCACCCTCGACTGCCGCCCAGTGGCGGACTACCGCCGACCAGAACTCTTGCGCTTCCTGTTCCTGTTGCCGCTCCGCGGCCGTGGCGCTTTTCCCGGGCCGTCCTGCTCGTCGTACAGGCGGCGGGCCCGCTCCAGCGACATGGACCCGGGCGTACTGGTGTTGGCGATGGCCCAGGCGAGGACGATGCCCATGTGCCGGTCCGACACGTTCCGGCGGATCAGCTCGTCGACCAGCCCGGACGGGAGCAGCGCGCCGAGTAGGGACTGAATGTCCTCCGGGTCCGCGGACTCGCGTACGCGGTGCATCTGCACCTGAATCAGCGCCGGGAGCCGGGAGGGGAGCCGCCAGTCGCGGCCGAACATGCGGAACGGCATCCCGTCGTGCGAGGGGGTGACCCGCTCCTCGGCCCAGAACGCATCCCAGTCCGCCGTATTCGGCTGCTCGGCGTGCTCCTGGTCGTGCTGCTCGCTCACGGTGCGACCACCGCCACCTTCGTGGCCGGGCCACACCGGGTGATCGTGACACCCCAACTCGTCTTGGCGTTGTGCTCGCCGCCAACCTCGCCCGGGGTGGCCGTCGCCTCCCACACAGTCCACTCGGTCTGGTCCTTGTGCCGGTAGCGGAACCGGTTCCGCGACGCTTCGCCGACACCGACCGTCCAGACGGTGTCGACGTACTCCTGTGCCGGGTCCTGGACGCCCGTGGTCGCCGAGTAGAGCCCGGTCAGCTCCATGGTGGCGCCGCGCTGCATGATGTCCTGCTCGTACTGGCCGTCGCTGTCGTTGGTGGTGGTGTCGGCGGTCTCCTCGTTCTCAGACCTGTTGAGGGTCCACGTGTTGACCTTGGTCAGCGTCAGCCACGTCTCGGTGCCGGCGTCCTCGTCCTCGACCTCGTGAATCCAGTCGCGGGCGCTGATGGGGCGTCCCATGGGTCCTCCCTGTGGGCATGCGTCGGCGCCCCACAGGCGGGGCGCTGCGGGGTAGTTGCGGGGTGTGCGGGGTACTACGTGCGGTGCGTGGTGGGGGCGTCGTACTCGACGGCGACGCGTACGACGTGCTCGTGTCGGCCGTTGCCGTCCGGGCCCATCGGCGAGGGCGTCGTCGCCGTGCAGATGATCACGGGAGTGCCGTCCGGCAAGACGGTGTCCGACAAGCCGTTGAGGGCGTCGTACAGGTCGTACGCGCGGTCGTAGGACACGCGCGGGTCTGTCGTACCGCGCACTCGCACCTGCACCGATACGGCGTCGTACGCGATCGCAGCGTTCTGCGGGCCCGCGTCGTACGCCGTGAGCGACACGGCGCGTTCGGGGGTCGGCGGCATGGTGCCGACGAACGTGTCACCGGCCGTGCCGTCGGGGTCGTACGACAGCAGGCCGAGCGAGTCGAGGAGCAGCGCGAGGCCGTGTACGACGCTCACCGCAGGGCCCGCCGCACCTGCGCGGCGATGATCTGCTGCATGGTCGCGGCCTCCTCGTTCAACGGCTGTTCGAGGTACTTGGGGCCGCGGCCGGCGTCGTGCCGGTAGTTCATCTCTTCGTGCTGCCGCACGGCGTACGGGGTGTCGTACGCCACGGCGCCCGTGAGCTCCTGCTCGTCGATCGTCGCTGTCCCGGATCGCTCCAGCGTCCCCTCCTCGATGGGGACGCGGGCCCGCGACACCTGCAACAGGTGCTCGACGGCGAGCCGCACGCCCCGGGCCGCGCCCGTGCGGGTGTGGCCCGTGGCGGCCTGCGGGTTCCAGCGGATACGCACGCGCTGTGTCACTCGCACATCACCTCCGTGCACTGCGGGACAGGCAGACCGGGCGCGGTGTGGTGGCCGATGGTGATTGCCTTGGTGGCGCGGCCGTCGGGGAGAGTGATCCGCGACTCGGCCGGACAGTCGAGATCGGGCTCGGCGATGATCTGCGCTGTGCTGGTGACCTCGCGGCCCTCGCGATCACGCACGGTGCGCACGGTCTCAGCGACCAGCGCGGGCACGTCCTCAACCGCAGGCCCGTACTGCTGGCCGTACGCGAAGTCGCCGAGATACGGCTCGACCTTGATGCGGTGGCGCAACAGCCACCGAGGGACGGTCACCAGATCACCCCCGGCAGCAGTCCGGCCCGCCGCAGCGCGCGGTGCGCCCGCGGGGCGAGGTCCACATCGCCCGCGGCCGTCGGCCCGTCCTTACGGCCGGACAGGGACACGGGCCCGATGCTGACGGAGTCCCACCGGCCCGCCGCCCCGGTGCCGTCGTCGCCCGTGGCGAGCTGGTATTCGACCTGGGCGCATACGGCGTCGGCGAGCGCTTGCACGGTGGCGGGGACGGTGGGCATGCCCGCGCTGTCAGTGTCGTACAGGGCGCTCAACAGCGCGTCGTCGACATCCTCGGACGCGCGGGCGAGCAGCCGCTCGGCCCCGGGCGGGGTCGGCTGCCCGGTCCACGCCGACAACTGCTCGGGAGTGGCGTAGACGCGGGCCATGGCCTAGTCCTCCTTCGGCTTGCTCCGCGGCCGGGTACGCCCTGCGGGCCTGTCGTCCGCCGCGGTGTCGGCGTCCGGCTTCCCGGACGCTTCCGACGGCGACTCGTTGGACTCCGGCTTCCCGCTGGCGGGCTTGACGGTGTAGCCCTGCCGCAGGAAGTAGGCGAGGGCGTTCTCGCTGTCCGTCTCGGCCTTGCCGTTGGCGAAGTGCACGCCTGCGACAACGCCCGTGAACTCCTTCACCGGGGCATAGATCGTGTGCTTCATGGGTGGTGCTCCTCACTGAACCTTGACGTTACGGAACACGCTGGCGGCCTTGGTGGCCTTGAGCGCGACGCCCACGGGCCCCATCTCGACCTCGCCCCGCTTCACGGCACCCGCCCCGGAAAAGTCCGGAAGCCACGTCTGCACGAGCTGGCCGCCCACGGTGGACACACCGTGGAAGCCGTCGAGGCCGATACGCACCGCGTACAGATCGGTAAGCCCGGTCTCCGCGGTGCCGCCGATGGTGCGCCCCTCGACGGGAATGATCGGGCTGTTGGTGCCGGCCTTCTCGCCCGGGTCGAGGAAGGTCACACCCCCGTAGGACTCGCGCACGATCGGGCGCCCGTTGGCCCCGATCAGTCCGTCGACCGGGTCGCGGGTGTACTGCCCGGCGCGGCGGGCCAGCGCCCGGACGCGGGCGAGAGCCTTACTGTTGCCGAGCACCATGGTCGGGGCGCCGTCGAGCAGCGACAGCCACTCGTCGAGCACGTCCAACGCCTTCTGCTCGGCACGCGGGTCGGTGTCGAAGTCCGTCCAGTCCGTGACGGCGTCCCCGCGGAACTCGGTGTCGGAACCCACGAGGGCCTTGTCGAGTCCGTCGAAGCCGTTCGCGTCGGTCGCGGTGTCGCCGTTGATCACGGCATCCTGAAACCGGGTCCGGGCCGCCTTGATCTTCTGGTTCATGTTGAGCGTGACCGCGCCGGACGCCGCCGGGCCGAGCTTCGCGATCACCCGGTCGACGGAGAACGAGCCACCGAGTACCGCGAGGTCGACGGAGTACCGCTCCGTCTGCACGTTGGCGTCGGTGTACTCGCTGTTGAGCGCGCGGAAGTCCGCGGTGGGCTGGGTGATCAGCCGCCGGTATCCGTAGGTGAGGGTCGCCCCGCCACCGGCAGGGTTCACGACATCGTCGAACACGAGCGCGTCGAGGATCGCGGATTCCTTGCGGAACTCGTCGATCACCTGAACGTCGACATCGTCCTGTGTGTTGTTCTTGGCCTCGGCCAGCGTCACGGCCATGGGCGGTACTCCTGTCTGGGATCAGCCGCCCAGCCGGGCGGCGATTGCTTCGCCGAGGTTGCTCGGCTTCCTGTCGGTGGCCGGGGGCCCGTTGAACTCGGCACCCCCACGCGGCGGCCCTGCTGGCGCAGCGCGGTAGAGGTCCGGGTCGGCGTCCGTCTCGGCCTTGATGGCGGCGGCGAGCTGGTCGTCGAAGTCCTCGGCGCCGGGGTCGAGGACTTCGAGCTTGCCGGCGAACGAGCGGCTGTTGAGCAGCCGGTCGGCGCGTGCGCCCTCGGCGTGCGCGGCCTTGTACGCGGCCAGCTCGACGGCAGTGCGGCGCGCCTCGGCCTGCGAGGCTGTGAGCTGTTCCGTGAGCTTCGCCGGGTCGGCGGGTTCGCCGTCGGGCACCAGGCCCAACGCCTTGCCGATGTCCTGCGCGAGCGTGGCGCGTGCATCGTCGGCGGCCTGCTGCTTGGCGCTGACGCGCTGCTTGCCGGCCTCCTTGCGGGCGTGGGCGAGGGCGTCCTGCGCCCACTTCGGCAGCGACTGCACGTCGCCCTCGGCGGGCTGCGCGTCGCCGGGCTTCGGGGCGTTCGGGTCCTGCTCGCCCTGCCCTGCCGGGTCGCCGTTGCCGCCCTGCCCGCCGTTGGGGTCGCCCCCTGCGGGCTGTCCTCCCGGGGCGCCGCCCTGCCCTCTGTCGCCCTGCCCGCCGTCGGCGTACAGGACTGGGGACCACGGGGTGACGCTGTAGGGGTGGGCCCATCCGGCGCCGTCTCGGCGCGCGCGGGCGTGGGTGTGCTTGCGCATGGGGGTGCCCTCCTGGGGCTGGTCGGCCCGCTCCTGGCGGGCGTGCGGACATGCGAAAGGGGCCGCTCCTGGCGGGCCCTTGGGGTTGTGATCTCGGGGTGCCTCGGCTACAACCATTCCGAACGGTCGAGTGTCTGGACCGTCAGAAGCGTTCAACCACGCTTCCCACCCTGCGTAAGGCAGGGTGGGAACACGCTTTCCGGCTTGCGTAAGGCAAGCCGGGGTCTCTGTGAAAGAGCAGAGACAGGGCGTGCGCTTACCTCATGCACGGGGAGCGCATATCCCTGGGGGTGTTCTCCATATGGAAACTGAATACTGGCTACACATCGGCTATTTCGCCGTTCGGATCGCCTTGGATCTGCACCATCGTTGGTTGGCGCGGAGGCAGTCCAAGGAGGCCCAACGGCGGGCACGTTAGATAGTCGGCGAGTGGGGGTCCGGTAGGCATGTGCCGGGCCCTTCTCGCGTTATTGACGCTGTGGTAGCGGGCGCGTCTCGGCGTAGCCGCGAATCCACGCGCGGCGCAGGATGGAGCCGGACGGGTGGGGGCAGGCGGTCGGGCGGTCGCCGCGGCGGCCTGCCTCGCGGCCGTCGGTCACGGCCCGGACGATGTCCTCACGCGTACCCACGGGTTACCTCCGGTTCTGGCGCTCGGCCTCATTCTGCCGGGCCCGCTCGGCGGCTGCCGACCGTATGCCGGTGGCCTTCTCGATGAACTCAGCCTGAGTCATACGGCCGTTGCGCGACCACCATTCCCTGAGCTCGTCGGACGCGCGGGCGTGCGCGATCCTCGCCGGTCCGGAGAACAGCGACACCGGGTCGACGCCTTCCGTCTCGGCCCGCTTGTTGAGCAGGTAGCCGCGGCACTCGTCCTCCGCCTTGAGGTACTGGTCGTACACGTACTCGTCGTACAGCGCACGGGCCTCGCGGCGCGTAATACGCCGCTCCTGCTGCTCCTCGTCGGACGCGTGCGACACGGCGTCGGACACGTCCGACCACGCGTCGTCGTCGGCGAGCCGCCCCCACTCCTGCGGGTCCGGCGCGGGCCGCATCGCCTCGTCGAGCGCGTCATGGTCGGCGAGCATGTCGACCACCGGGTCACCCGTCGTCGACGGCATCGGCATCGGCACGGCGTCGCGGCGGTCCATCTCGGCCGCGATCCGCGCGAGCTCGCCCTCGTCGGCGTACTGCATGCACCACGCGAGGTCGTCGTCCGACACGTCCGACAGCTCGTCGGACAACCGTCCACCCGGGAAGTGCCGGGCCAACCGGTCGCGCCGGTTCGCCTCGGCCGCGAGGTCCGCCAGGGCGCCGGGGTCGGCGGTGCGGGCCCGCGTGGCGAGGTCGGTGTCGGACAGACGCGCCAGCTCGGGCCGGACACCGGGCAGCCGTGCGGCGAGGTCGCGCCGGTCCATCTCCGCCATGACGGCCAACAGGTCGTGTTCGTCGTCGAGCAGGGGCACGGCGCGGGCGAGTTCGTCGTCGCCGTACGCGGTGAGGTCGCCGCGGCGCACGTCGCCCTGCACGCGGTCGCGGAGCTGGACGCGGTCGCGGCGGTCGGCCTCGGCCTCGATTCGGGTGCGGGCCCGGTCGTCGAGCAGATCGGTGCGCATGGCGGCGGCGAGCTGGTCGTCGCTCATCTCGCGCACGCTGGCCTCGTCGCCCGACCAGATGCGGGCGGCGTCGACCTGCTCGGGCGTCGCCTCGCGGCGCCGGGGCGGCAGGTTCGACGCGCCGGGCTGCTCGCGCGCCCGCAGACGGCGCAGGTCGGGGTGCGCGGCGAGGTGGTCGCGCATGGCGCCCTGCCACTGCCGCGTTTTCGCGCGGGCGGCGCGCTGCGCCTCCGGGGAGACGGCGGCGGCCTCGCGGCGCTGCCATTTGCGGATGTTCCGCTCGATGGCGCGCTGCCGCTGCCCGGCCTCGTACCCGGCCGGGTCGCTGGTGGCCTCCTCGGCGACTGTCAGCCCCGGAGTGTAGGCGGACACACTGTGCCGACAGTTGGGGTGTTGGAGCCCGGCACGCCGCGCCTCGTCGAGGCTGCCCGCCACCCGCACCGGCACCATTCGGCCGTCCTCGGTGGCGTGCTCAGCCTCGACGGAACGCTCGCCGGTCGGCCCGTCGAGCGCGAGTACGCGGCCCTCCCACGGGCGGCAGAGCGGGCACTCGCGCGGCGCGTCCGACACGATGACCAGCTCGATACCGGCCTCGGTCAGCGTGCGCGTGTGCGCCTCGGTCGCCGCCCTGGCGGTCGCCGTGCGTACAGCCATCTCGGCGTATGACGTGAGCTGCCAGCGTCGGCCGGCGCGGTCGACGAACGCCCGGATGCCGCGGTCCGCGAAATGCTGCATGACGTTCTGCGTGGCCTGCCTGCGCGTTGCGGTGCCGAGCGCCACGTCACCGACGACGGTCGACACGATGTCGCGGTACCCGTCGACGACGGCGCGCAGGATGCTGCGGTGGGTGTCGGTGACCCGGTCGACCGTCTCCTGTGCGATCCGGTCGACGGCCTGCGCCTGCGGGGTGATCTCGTCGGCCAGGCGGCGGGCGTCGTCGTCGAGCGCGCCGAGCTCGGCCACGGCGGCGCGGTGGCCCGTGTTGTACGACTCGGCGACCACGTCGAACACGTCGAGGCGTACGGCCTTGCCGAGCTCGTCGACAACGGACTGAGAGGCGCGGCGTAGCTGTTGGATGGCGCCGAGCTTGCGCTCGGCCCAGCCGGGCGCGTCGAGACCGTCGGTGAGCTGCCGGGCGATGATGCCCAACAGGCGCCGTTCGGCCTCGGCGTACAGGTCCCTCGTCCGCTCGGCGAGGGGTTCGACCATGCCCGGGTGGATAGACACGACGCGTGAGCCCCTCCTGTTCGCCTCTTAAGACTTGACATCTTGGGTAGCCCGGACGATATACTTGAGAGTTTTAGTTACGTGACTAAAAATCGCCCCTCCGGTGTGCAGGGGCGGTTACTGTCCGGGCATGGAATCTGCCACCGTCAGTGTCTTCGCCGCCGTAGTAACTTCCCTGTTCCTGGTTGCCATTGGGCACCCTGATTTCCAGACCCGCGCTCGCGCCGAGCGTCTGCTTCGCATCCTGTTCGGACGCCCGGAGTAGGTCACATCGGGAACGTCTCGACCGGATCGGGCGCACCCGCGCCCGTCTCGGCGAGGATCGCGTCGACCTCGGCTTGTACGTCCGTGTCGTCCCACTCCGGGTGCAGCACCTTGACCTTGGTCTTGGTGCTGATCGCGCCGGCGCGGTTGAGCAGGTCGAGGGTGGTCGCGGTCTGCTGCTCGGACTCGGCGACGCCGTCGCCGAACTCGACGTTCGGCCGCTCGGGCGTGATGCGCTGCCCGAACTGCCGGGTGTCGAGCTGCAACATGACGTGCAGCATGTCGGCCACGGGGTGCCGGACGTACCCGGCCTTCTTCTTCCGGGTGACCATGCTCCGGGCGTCGCGGCTGTCCGACTCGGTCGCGGTGATCGGCTGCCCGCCCCCGTCGAGGCCGAACGACTGGGCGCTGTATCCGGCGGACTGGGCGGCCTGCCGCATCGTGGCTTCCGCGGTGCGCTGGTGCTCCTCCACTCGGATGGCGAACTGGGCGAGGGTAATGCCGGCGCCCTGCTCGGTCGGGGGGATGTTCAGCGAGTGCCAGACCTCGCGGTCGTCGTCGAAGCTCGCGCCGCGGCCGGGCCCGTTGTCGCGTAGATACCCGTCCGGCACGATCAGCCGGGCGCGGGCGAGGCGGATATCGCGCATCCAGCTCGACCAGGTCTCGTCGAGCGCGTCGAACTGGTCGTAGATCGGGGCGGCGTAGTCGCTGCGCCCGACCGGCGCGCCACGGTGTCGACGGTTGGGCAGCATGTTCGGCATGTAGGCGGCCGTGAGCTGCCGGATGCCGGTGCTGATGGACTGCCCGTCTCCGTCCGTGTCGAGACTGTCGGCGAGCGAGGCGGTGTCCGGGTGTTCGGTGAGCGGCACTGGCCGGCCGACGGTGTCGGCGGTGCCCTCGTACAGGGCGTGCGTGATGCGGCCCGGCTCGTGCCGTTCGAAGTGGCGCAGCACGGTGTGCGCGCCGGTCTCCAGCTCGCGCCAGAACGTGACCGCGCGCAGCATGCCGAACCGGAACTCGGGTACGGCGGCGTCCGGCTGCACCACGTCGAGTATCGGCCGGTCGACCAACTCGCGGTCCCACGTGGCGCGCAGGTAGACGCTGCCGAGCGCGGCGGCCTGCTCGGCAGCGCTGAGGAGTACCTGCTGTACGCGGCCCTCGTCGAGCAGCACGTCGAGGCGCGCCTGCGTGGCCCGGTCCTCGACGGTGATCGCGGGCATGTCCGCGAACAGCAGGTCGGCGGACATGCTCGCGATGTCGCCGGGCAGGGGCACGTGCAGCCGGGTGTCTCGCCGCGGCTGGTGGTCGAGGGACTGTCGGCCCCACAGGCGGCGGCGTTCGGCCGGGCGCGGGTGGTGCTGGTACAGGCGGGCGAGGCGGCGCCGGTCGCCGGAGTACCAGGCGTCGTCGACGCTGATTTCCCGGTACATCTCGGCCCACTGCGGCGGCGGCCACGGCGCGCCGGTTTCAGGCAGTGGCACGGCTGCTCACCTCCTCGGGGGTTGGTTTGGTCAGTAGGTGCCGCCACTCGTGGGCGGTGGAGTGGAGGACGTACCGCAGCGCGTCGGCCGAGTGGTCGTCCTGCTTGAGCGGCTTGTCCTCGCCCTTTTCGGTGGCGGCCGGGTCCCAGCAGTAGCCCGGCAGTTCGTCGAGCAGGCCCTCACACGAGCGGTGTACGAGCAGGCGGCCGGAGGCGAGTAGGGAGGAGACCGACCGGATGCCGTCGGTCACGTCGTTCTGCGCGCGGGCGATACCGGGGTGTCCGTCGGCCCACATCTGCGTGATGAAGCTCGCGGCGCTGGGGTCGATGAACGTCCACTCGGGCACCACGTCGAGGCGGCGGAGCCAGCCGCGCACGGCGTCGCTGTACTGGGCGTCGGTCATGCTGCGGTGTGTGGCGCGGGAGTCGTGGCGCCACTCGGTGCACACGTACAGACGGCCGTCGACGCCCTCGCCGAGCAACAGCGCGGCGAACGGGTTCGTGGTGCCGTAGTCGAGTCCGGCCCAGTAGCGGCGCATCTGCGGCAGCTCGTCGACGACGTGCCGCGCCTCGTCGAACATGTCGTAGATGGCGCCCTCGGCGACGACCCATGCACCGTCGATCATTCGGCGGCGCCACAGGCCGACGTACTCGGCTGCGAGCGCGTCGACGTAGGCGGTCGACAAGCTCGGGTTGTCGCGCAGTTTGAAGTGCCACGCGCGCATGTCCAGCTCGTGCGACCGGTCGAGGTAGCCCGTCTTGAGCCAGTGGCGGGGGCTGTCGGGGTTGGTGGTGGCGTAGAGGCGGGCGCCGGGGACGGAGAGGCGGGCGAGGAGCTGAGTCCAGAACCCTTCGGGCATGAGCGTTGCTTCGTCGACGTAGGCGAGTTGCGCCGTGAGGCCGCGCAGTCGGCCCTCGGCGCGGGCGTCGGCGGCGCCGATCAGGTGCACGGTGCGGCCGAGGATCGTGGCCGTGGTGGCGCCCCGGGTGTGCTGCACGTGCCGGGCGAGGGGCCCGAAAAGTGCTGCGTCTTGCAGCGGGTCGAGGCAGTTCCGTTCGATGGTCTGGAGCGACCGGCCACAGATGATGATGAGACCGGATGGGCCCGCGGTGGCGACGGCGATCACGAACGCGAGCAGGCTCGCGATGGTCTTGCCGCTGCGCACGCTCCCGTGCCAGAGGTTGATACGGGCGCGGGCCTGCCCGATGCTGCGCAACTGCTTGCGGGACAGGGGCAGTGAGTCGAGGTCGAGCACGGCGGCTCACCTCCTACTCGGCGCCCCCGTCGTCCGCCTCGTCATCGGCTGCGCGGGTCAGTGCCTCGCCGAGCGCGCCGAGCATGCTGCGCACCTGGTCGGCTCCCTCGCCTCCCTCGGCGGGGGCGAGCTTGAGTGACTGCTGAATGGCAGTGCCGGCCGCGGCGACGATGGCGCGCTGATCGCCGAACAGAGGGCGGTCGAGCTGTACCTCGCTCCACACGTTGTCCTTGCCGCCGAATGCGCCGTGTCGGCAGGGCTCCCACAGTTGGGCGCGGAGTCGTTCGGCGTCCTGGTGCAGCGTCTCGGCGAGCTGGGCGCGCCGGGCGGCGAGGTCGATTCGGCGTGCCTCGGTTGCGGCGACGACTTCGGGCCCGCGGTCGAAGGTGAGCCCCTGCTCGCGGGCGAGCTTCGACACGGTCGACGGGCTGCGCCTGAGCTCGCGGGCGATCTCGTTGCGGGCTTTGCCCTGCGCGTGGAGGCGGCGCACCTGCTCGCGGTCGTTGTCGGTGAGTGGGCGCGGCATGGGTGGTCACCTCCTCGCGTGGGCATGCGAAACGCCCCGGCCGGTTGGCGCGGGGCGTTGGTGGGTTCTGTTTCCGGGCATGCCGGAGACGGCCCCCACATTAGGTCACGGATTGATCACGGCGCAACCTGGTGTCGGCCGATCATTCCTTGGGGCACAGCGTCCCGCGCAACGCCTCGTTCAGCTCGGCGCCCTGGGCGTCGGTGAGCGGGTGCGCGTCGTTGCCGAACCGCTCGGCGGCGAAGTGGTCGACGTTGGATGCGCCGCCGTCGAGGGCGCTGCACTGGTTGCGGCCCGCGTCGATGGCCTTGTCAGGCTCGGCGGTGAGTGCCGGGTCGACCGCGGCGATTGCGCGGAGATAGGCGGCCCGGTCGGCGCCGGTCGGCTTGGGCGGGATGCCGGCCGCCTTCTCGGCGTCGGCGCGGTCGCGCTTGTCGGCTTCCGGGGTGGCGCTGGGCTTGCTGTCGCGGGTGGCGTTGGTGCTGCCGCTGTTGACCGCCATGGCGACGGCGATCACTGCGACGGCCAGGCCGCCGACGATCCACACGAGCACGGGTATCCGTCTTCGCGGGCGGGGCGGGCGGTGGCGGTGCTGCGGCTGGTGCTGGGGGTGCATGGGCGTGCGCTCCAGAGTCGACGGCCGAGGGGTGGCGTGGGGTTCGACTGCTGGAGCGCACGGGCGGTTGTACGGCGTTACACGGTGCGTGGTGCGGGTGCCTCGCTGATGTGGGGGTAGGCGGTGTGCGTCGGGTTGGGCACCTGCTCGGGTGTGCCGTCGGGCAGGGCGTAGCGGATGCTGATGATGTGGGGCGCGGTGCCGTCGGGTACCTCGGCGTAGTCCCACGCGCGGCGGTAGGCGGTGGCGAGCAGGTGCACGGCCAGGCGCAGGGGGTCGGCCGCGTTGCCGTGGGCGCGCATGAGTACGGCGAGGTCGTCGCGCATGTCCTCGTCGAGTACGCGGACGGAGACGGGGCGGCCGACGGCGGGCGGGGTGGCGGTGCGGCGGCGGTTAGGGTTGGTGTCAGCCATGGCGGGGGTTGCTCCCGTTCGTGGTGAGTCGGGCCCGTCCGGCGGTGGAGTCGCCGCGGCGGGCCCGCGCTGTGTTCTGGGGCTACTTGCTGTCGGCGTCGCGCTGTTCGCGCAGGATCGCGTATACGCGCGATGGCGTGAGGCCGAGCTCGTCGGCGATCTGCGGCGGCTTCTTGCCGCGGTCTGCCTCGGCCCTGACCACGCGGGGCGTGACCGACTGGGCGGCTTCTCCGGCCATGCGGAGCGCGCGCACGTCCGTCGGGGTGAGCTCGTCGGCGAGGCGGTCGAGGTAGTCGTCGAGGGTGTCGGCGGCGTCTGCGGTGTATCCGGCGGCGATGCCCTTGACGTATTCGAGGGGATCGGCGTCGGTGGGGTTGGGGTCCCCGGCGAGGGCGCGTTCGGCAACGTTCTTCCGCTCGTGCTCTCTGATGACGGCGAGCATCTTCTCGCGCAGTTCGTCGGCGGGGTCGGTTGGCTGCTGGTCGCCGGTGGTGCTCATGCGGGGCTGCTCCTGTCGGTCGTCGGGCCCGCCCCGGGCGGGGGCGGGCCGGTGGATGGCTACTGGGGCCGGTGGGCAAAGACGCACTGCGAGGTGCGGAGCATCTTCTCGACGCTCCATCCGCAGCGGCGCAGGCGGTCGGCGAGGCAGTCGAGGGCAGGGCCATGCGGCATCTGGTCGCGGCGCACGATCCGGCCTTCCTCCAGCCAGTAGACGGCGATGCGGTCGCCCTCGCGGGGGTCGATCATGTATCCGCGTACGTCGGTCTCGGCCTCGGTCGGCTCGGTCACGTCGTGGTGGTCGGTGAGGCGGGCGACCTTGAGCCCGTCGAGTGCGGCGCGGGCGGCGCGCACGTTCGGGTGGGTTGAGTCGGCTGGGGTACTGCCCTCGGCAGTGCCGTTGTGGTCGACGATGACGCCCTCGATGATGCGGCGCTCGGGCTGCTGCTCGGCATCGGTCGTCGCACTGCGGCGGTCGGCTCGACGGGCGTCCAGCTCGGCGCGCCGGGCACGGGCGGCAGCGAAGTAGGCATCTTCGGTGGCCTGCTGCTTGGCCACGTCGTCACCGTGCGCGCCGGGGCCGTGGTCGCAGGGGCGGGCAGTCACGTCACGACTGCCGGTGGCTCGGAGAGCCGAGGCGCGGTCGTGTGCGGCATAGCGGGTGAGTCCGCAGACGGTGAGGCCCTGCCACTCTCCGCCGAGCATGGCGCGGTGGTCGACGGCCCACGCCTGGTGCTGGTCGTTGACTGCCTGCTCGGCGGTGCGGTTGGTGAACAACGCTCCCTGCTCGGCGGCGGGCGCAAGGGCGAACAGGGTGTCGCCGGTCGGCTGCTCGCTGATCCACTCGCCGCGCCATGTGCTGTCGGTGGCGTCGGCCTCGGCGGTGTCGAGGTGCTGCGCGGGCTTCAGCTCGGAGGTGTACAGGCGGCGGCGGGAAAATCCGCGGTGCTTCCGGATGATGGCGCGTACCTCGGGCAGGGCCTCGGCACGCTCGGTCATCTCCGCGGCGGTCTCGCCCGGGACGCGGGCGATTTCCTCGTCGGTCACCGGGTGCGTGATGGTCCACCAGTCCGACGGCTCGTTCCGGGTGGTTGCCGGGCGCTGCTGGGCGGCGGTCTCCTCGACGGTCTCGGCGAGGTCGACCGCGGCGGCGGCGAGGGGCGAAGCGGCGGCGAGGGAACGGGCGTAAGCGCGCTGCTCGGCGGCTTTGATGCACGCGGCGCACAGGTCCGGGTGCCGCTCGTCGGGACCGTGGGTGTACTCGGTGACCTCGCGTCCGCACAGGGTGTCGTCGTTGCCGGAGTAGTGGACGCGGCGGCCGGTGCCGACGATGGCGTACCGGACTCCGGCGCGGGTGGCGAGCGTGGGGGCGTGGGGGTTGTGGTCGGCGGCGGTCTGCTCGGCGGCGGTGCGGTCGGCGGCCTCGGCCTTGGCGCACGCCTTGCAGACGCGCTGTGCGATGCCGTTGTTGGGGGTGTGCTGGAGCTCGCGCCCGCAGTAGCTCGTGTGGGTGCCGGGGCGGGCGTAGTGGCCGGTGGTGCCGTAGCCGTGTGCGTAGGTGTCCATGGGGGTTGCTCCCTTGGGTCGGGTGCCGGGTGGAGTCCGGCGGGGGGAGCACCACTGTAGGCAGTTGTGTAGTCGATTGGCAAGCCGCTACACAATCGACTTCACGAAAAGGGGGGCGCCGCTCAACGTCGGCGCCCCCGTGGGCCGTTGGCCTCCGGGGCCTGCTACTCCTCGGCCCGGTGGTCGGCGGCGTCGAGGGCGACGTACAGGCCGACCAGCTCGGCCCCCCGCCACACACGCCGGCCCCGCTCGTCGAGCAGCACGGGCGCCCTGCACGCCGCGCCTGTCGCACACGTCACCTCGGGCGTGCCTCCCGCGCGGGTGCGGCCGGTCAGCTCGCCGCCGCACCACGGGCACGGCCGGTCGAGGGCGGTCGTGCGCCCGTCGCGGCCGAGGGCGCGCTCGACACGCTCGCGGCTGCGGCGGGCCACGGCGGCGGCTTCGTCGAGCAGGCGCAGCGGCATCGTGGCGTGCAGGGCGCCCGACGGCTCGTCGAGTGCACGGCCCTCGATCCAGACGGCGGCCCAGTGCAGCCCGTACGCCCGGGAGCCGGGATCGGTGGGGCTGGCGTAGTGCCAGCGGGCGGGGTCGTTGCGGTCGGCCCCGTCGACGACGGCCACCGTGCGGCCGGGGCCGCTCGGTTTCGGGGTGCGGTGTACGGGGCGCTGCACCTGCTCGGCGATCTGGTCGGCCAACTCGAACAGCGCGCGTTCGGTGTCGATCGCTGCGTCGAGGGCGTCGAGGTTGAGCGGGGCGGGGTGCTCGCGCAGTACGAGCGGGGCGCGGCCGATTGTGGCGGTGGCCGGCACCCGGTCGAGCTCGGCGTCGCGTGCGGCGAGCTGGTCGAGGAACCCCTTCTGCTCGCGGGGCGGCCACTCGGCGGCCGGCGGAGTGTCGATGGCGGTGAGCAGGTCGCCCCACTGCTCGCGGACGGCGGCGAGGTCGACGGCGGCCCGACGGCCAGCCGGGGCGGTGGTGGTGTTGAGAGTGGTCGTCATGGCGGGCTGCTCCTGGTGGTCAGTGTCGACGGTGGCGGGGCGGGCCGTATGGGGACTGCCACGCGGGGCGGTCGCGTGGAGTGGCCGGGGGCGGGGCGAGGGCGTACTCGTCGGGGCGGGCGCTGTGGGCGGCCTCGACGGCGCGGGCGAGAGTGCGTACGGCGGGGGCGATGGCCACGACGTAGGCGCGCATGGCGGCGCGCATCTGCTCGACGGCGGCGCGCACGGCTTCGGGGTCGACGCGGGGCGGGGTGGGCTGCTCGGTCATGGGCGCTGCTCCGGGGTGGCGAGTGCGTGCTCGATCTCGTCGGCGGTGAGGGTGGGGCCGTGGCGTCGTGCGGTCTCGCGTATGCGCCTGACGGTGGCCTCGGCCTGCTCGGCGCGTTCGCGGAGCGCGCGCACGGTTCCGGCGAGGTCCGGCCAGTTCGGGGCGCCGCATTCGCGTTGCGTGTCGGCGAGGTAGTTCATGTGCCGCAGCACGGTCCCTTCCTCCTCGGCGCGCCCCCGTTCGGCCTGCTCGGCGTGGCACTCGGCATCGTGGGCACGGTCGGCGGCGTCGAGCTCGGTCTCGACGTGGGCGCGGAGCAGGCCGGCCTCGCTGGTGGTGAGGACTCCTCGCTGTGCGCGGGAGAGGAGTACGAGCAGGCTCTCGCGGCGGGCCTGCCGCTCCTCTGCGGTCAGCGCTGTCACTGCTGCTCCTGGGCGTCGTTGGGGCCGAGGATCTGTTCGCCGCGGGCGTCGAGGTGGGAGGAGCGGGCGAGGATGCTCGCGCGGTCGGGGCCGTCGGGCAGTGCGTCGGCGAGCTCGCGGGCGAGGGCGGCGAACAGTTCGGCGGCGTAGCCGGGGGCGAGCTTCCGGGGCGTGCCGGTCTCCTCGAACAGGTCAACCAGCCGCAGCAAGGGGTTTCCCGATGCGTCGGCGGTGTGGCCCGGGTTCGGCTGGTCGATGGGGTGCCATGTGGGGTGGGCGCGCTCGACGTGGCCGGCGGCACTGCTGGTCCCGGTCGGCTCGCCCCGGCCGTTGTAGTCGGCGAGGTGGTTCCGCCAGAACGACACGCGGGCGCGGGCGGCGGCGGGGGTGCCGTAGGGGCCTTCGTAGCGGGTGCTCGTCTCGCCGTCGCGGTCGGTGATCTGGACGACGGCGCGGTAGACGGTGCGGCCGTCGGCGCCGATGTTGCGTGCCATGTCAGGCACCTCGGGTGGCGTCGTTGCGGTCCTCGACAACCCAGCAGGGGGGCGTGCCCTGTTCGTCGGGGCTGCGGAAGGCGAGGCGCTTACCGGCGGGGCGCTTGCACGAGCCGTGGACGTATTCGGTGTCGATGACGCGGGTGTCGGGGACGGGGTTCAAGCCGTACTCGGCCAGGGCGTTGAGTGCGTCGGCGAGGGCCTGCCACAGCGGCGGCTCGTCGACCTCGGCGGCGGTGGCGTACAGCGCGTCAGCGGCGTTCAGGCGGTCGGTCATGGGGCGGTGCTCCTGTCTCGGTGGAGTCGAGGGGGTCGCGCGCGCGGCGCGGGCTGCGTCCGGACTCGGCGCCCGGTCGCGGTGGGTTAGAACGGGGGTTCGTCGCTGTATCCGCGGGGCTGCTGGTTGGCCCAGGGGTCGCCCTGCGGGGCGCCGTATCCGCTGTGCTGCTGGTTCCAGCCGCTTCTCTGCTGCGGTGCGTTCTGGCGTTGGCCGGTGGTCTTGGTGACTGCGGCGGTGGCGTTGCGCAGGCTCGGGGCGACTTCCTCGGCGGTGATCTCGTAGGACGACCGTTTGTTGCCCTCGCGGTCTTCGTACTGGCGTTGCTGGAGGCGGCCGACGACGATGACGCGGGCGCCCTTCTGGATGGACTCGGCGACGTTCTCGCCGAGCTGGCGCCACGCGCTCACCCCCAGGAACAGGGGGTCGCCGTCTTTCCACTCGTTCGACTGCTTGTCGAAGTGGCGCGGGGTCGAGGCGATTCGGAAGTTCGCGACGGCGGCGCCGGACGGGGTGAATCGCAACTCGGGGTCGGCAACGACGTTGCCCACGATCGTGAGGGTGGTCTCTCCGGCCATTACGCGGCCTGCCTTTCGGGCGTCGGGGTGGGCGTGGTGGTGAGTGGTGCGACGGTGGCGAGCTGCTGCTCGCGGGCGGCGGCGCGGCGGGCGCGGCCCTGCTCGCGTCGGCATGTGCGGCACTTCCGGGTGCCGTTGCGGGCCCGGTAGGTGTTCGCGTCGTCGTAGGGGTGGCCGGCCGGGCAGTGCGTGACGCGGGCGCGGCGGGCGACGTGGTTCGAGCTGGCGAGGATGTTCTCGCGGTGGGTGACGGCGCGGAGGTGTGAGCGGCGGACGCACGTGCGGTTTCGGCATCGGTGGTCGACGTCGAGGGCGGCGGGTACCGGCTGGCCGTCGGCGAGTTCGACGGCGTATCGGTGGGCTGCGGTGGCGCGGCCGTTGTGCCAGAAGCGGCCATAGCCCTTTTCGGTGGGGCGGCCGGTCCACAGATGGCACCGCCCGGGGGCGCCGCGGTAGAGGCTCACGGGGCCGTTGGTGTCGACCTTCTCGGCGAACCGTTGGGCGGGTGTGGGGCGAGGCATCGCGCACCTCCGGATGCTCGGGGCCGGCTGGATGTTCCGTGCGTGAGCGATGCTCGTTCGCTCGCGCACGGAACGTACCACGGGTGGTGTCCCGTGGGGGATTGCTGAGGGGTGCCGTGCTGGGGCTTATGCGGCGGTGCTGGTCTGCTGTGCGGCTGTCTGCGGCCCGTTCGGGGGGTGGGTCGGCTCGATGGTCCATCCGGCGGATTCGAGCGCGTGTGCGATGCGCTGGGAGGCTGCGCCGGGCCTGTTGAGGAGTTCGAGGGTGGTGGTGTCCTCAAGTGCGGCCCGGATGACGGCGAGGGCGGCGGGGGCGGCGGTCATCGCTGCGCCCCGGTGACGTGCCGGGCGCGGCGCTGGGTCTCGGGCCGGACGGTGGCCGGTGGCTGCATGAGCGCGCGGGCGTGGGTGGCGGCCTCGGCGGCGAGGCGGTGCCGTCGGCGCTCCTCGGCGGCGGCTTGCTGGGCGTGCTGCTCGGCGACCTGGCGGGCGCGCTCGGCTTCCTCGGCCGCGGCCTGGCGCTCGGCGAGCAGGGCGGGCCCGTCGATCTCGTCGAGGGTGCGCCACTCGAAACCGCGGGCGGCCTGCACGATGACGTAGGCGCCGCGCTCGGCGAACTGGGCGGCCAGGCGGCGGGCGGCAGCGCGGTCGGTGGTCGTGCGGATCGCCGGACGGGTGGGACGGGAGTCCCAACTCGCCTCGACCCGGTAGAGCTTGCTGTTTCGGGTGCGGTCGGTGACGGTGGCGCGACGGCGGTGGGGTGCTTTGTCGGGGTGCTTGGTGCGGCGGTTCATGCGCTCTGCTCCTGTCGGGCGTAGTGGCGGGCGGTGGCGTCGTCGAGGCGGGAGGGGTGCGGCGCGGTGCGGGGCACGCCGCGGTGGTTGCGGCACGGTTTGTCGACGCGGGCCCGGCAGTAGCGGCACGGGACCGCGTACGGGTCCGGGCGGCCTTGGGTGGCCAACTGCTCGCGCTCGGCGCGGCGGGGCCGGTACTGGGCGAGGGCGGCGGCGGCCTCGGGCGGGATGCGGCGGCCGATGGCGGCGAGGCGCTGCTCGACCTCGGGCGCGGGCCCGCCGGTGGTCAGTTCCCGGTGTGTCGAGGGGAGCGCGGCGCCTGCGGCGACGGCTTGCCGGGTGTCGGACAGTTCGGCGCGCCACGCTGCGGGGTCGTCCGGGTCGGCGGCCGGTGTCGGGTCGGTGTGCCGGGCGAGGGCGGCGGCCTTGTGGGAGTGCCAGGGGCGGGAGATATCCGACGGCTGGATGCGGTAGGGGTTGCGGGCGATGTAGTCGCGGGCGGTCTGGGCGGCGTCCCACCCGTGGGCCTGGGCGGGCACGTCGGACAGCAGGTCGCACCACTGGGCGAGGCGGTCGTCGGCGGCGGCCTGGTCCTCGACGTTCATGCGGGGGTCGAGGCGGACGACGTAGGCGAGTAGGGCGGCGACTTCGCGGGGGTTCACTGCTGGGCCTCCATGCGTGCGAGGGCGGCGGCGAGGTGGTCGGCGGATTGGGCGGCGCGGCCCTTGCGGGGCGCGGTGGGGTCGAGGGGGATCACCTCGGCGCCGGGCCCGGCGGTGGTCGGCGCGGTGGTGCCGGGCGCCGGGGCGGGCGGGAGGTCACGCCACGCGCGAAGGAAGTAGCGCGCGTGGGACACCTGTCGGCGGGCGGCGATGCTGGCGGCGTGAGCGGCGAGCATGTCGGCGCCGCTGCGCTGCGTGAGCGCTTCGAGGGTGAACCACTCGGCGGTGGTGAGATCCCATCGGACGATGACGCCAGCGGCGGTCATCTGGTCGACGAGTGGGCGGGCCGAGTCGGGGATCGCGCGCGGGTGCGCGTCCCTCACTCCTTCACTCACTCTCTCTATGGGTGCGTGATGGGGGTCAGTTTCCCGACCGCTAGCGGTCGGGTTTCCCGACCACAACGGGGGTTCGTCTTGATCGCGTTGCGGTCGGGATTCCGGACCACTATCCGGGCCCGTAGCGGTCGGGTTTCCGGACCGCAAACCCGTAGTGGTCGGGAAACCCGACCGCTCCTGTACCGGTCCGGATTCCCGACCGCTACGGCGGACGTAGCCGACCGCTCCCGGGAGCCGGTAGAGGGCGGCGCGACTGCCGGCCGCGGGCTCGTCGACGACCAGCTCGCCGGACTCGCACGCGCGGCGCACGGCCTCGACCGTGGTGCCGCGGGAGCTGTTGAGCCGGCGTGTCAGCTCGGCCATGCCGATACGGGCTGTGGCCTCGGGCCCGGTGATCGCGTCGGCCACCGCGAGCAGCAGCGTGCGGGTGTTGCCGCGGCTGCGTGAGTGGTCCCACACCCACGCCTGAGCGTCGAGTGTCATCGGGGGTGCTCCTGTCTGGTGCAGCGACCCGGGGCGAGGGGCACGACGGCTCGCCCTCGCCCCGGGCGCGGTTCACGGGGTGGTGCGGTAGGGGTGGGTGCGGGCGGGCTGGTGCTCGGCGCACCGGTAGCCGCACGGGTACGGGCGCACGGGGACGGCTCCGCACCGGGGGCCGCCGTGCTCGCAGCGGGGCGGTTCTGTGCCGACGGCGAGCTGTCCGGGCACGGTCGGCGGGGGCGGGCCGTCGAGCAGGCGGCGGGCGGTGTCGAGGTCGAGCGCGGTCGTCACGCGGCGCCCTCCTGCCGGTCGTCGGCCTCGGCCGGGGCGAGGGCAGGCAGCACCAGGGCGGCCAGTTCCCCCCGGCGCCACGCCTCGCCGACGAGTCCGCGGCCCCCGCCGGGGCTGGTCTTCGACTTCGGGGAGAACCGCACCGAGTGCGTACGGGACCGGGTCGCCTTGATCTCGACGCCGGGCACGTCGTGCACCTCGCCCGTCTCCTCGTCGACCACGCGGGCCACCCCTGCGGCGGTCATCTCGGCGAGCACCTTCGCCGTGAACGACGCCTGCACGGTCTTCACGATGCGAGTCACGGACTCCGCGGGGTACTTCTCCCGTACCCACGCGGTGAACGCGTCATCGTCGGTGATCTTCGCCTTGGGCTCGGGGCTGCTGAGGCTGACCGTGCCGACCTTCGTCCCGTCCGGCAGGGCGGCGGCGAACTGGCGAGCGCCCGTCGCTGCCTCCTGCCGGTCGAGCAGGTGTTGCACGTCGGTGCGGGCCTCCTCGTACGCCTCCTTCACCTCGTCCAACAGGGCTTTGAGGACGGCCTCGCGGGTGGTCGCGGCCTTTACGTCGCCCGCGTCCGGGGCGGTCGGCTGCTCCGTGGTCTGCTGCGGTCCGGTCACTGGGCACCGCCCATCACGGCGCGCAGGTCGGCCGCCTGCGCGGCGAGCTGGTCGGTGGTGGCCTCGGCGGGCATGCAGCCGTGCGCAGCACGGAACGCGTCGTCGGCCTCGGAGGGGGTGAGTCCGGCGTCGCGGGCGGCGTCGTACATGGCGTCGACGGCGGCGCGCCGGTCGACTTCGGCGAGTGCCGCGCGCTCTACGTCGGGGTGTCCCGACGATGCGGCGGCGGCGAGGTCGCCGTCGCTGACCTGCCGCGGCTTGGCGCCGGGCTTGCTCGCGCCGATCTCGGCAAGCCGCTTGCCCTGCTCGGGCGGGCACCCGGCACCCTTCGCCTCGTCGTAGATCGCCCGGACCGCGGCGGCGGTCTCGGCGGCGTGCGCGCGGCCGAGCTGGTCGAGCTGCACGAGGAACGCCGCGGGCGCCCCGGCGGCCTTGGCGTCTTCGTAGATGCCCTTGGCGGTCTCCGGGTCGGCGCCGTCCCGCACCATCTCGGCGAGGAAGTGGCGGGCTGGGTCGCCCTGCGGCTGCTGCGGCGGGGCCTGCTCCCACGGGCCCGGCTCGGCGCGGCTGCTGTGGCGCGGCTGCTGTGTGGCGACCGGCTGCGGCTCGGGCGCCGGGGCGTCCGCCTGCGCCATTTCTTCCGCGGTGTAGACCCCGGCGAGGTCGTGCGGGAACGCTTTCCGCAGCGCGAGCGCTTCGGCGCACTTGGCGACCTGCCCAGCGGGCATCTTCGCCCACAACCCCTTGGGGTTGCCGTCCGTGTACGTCTGCACGTACTCGGAGTACCGGGCCACGGCAGAGAACCGCTGGCCGTTGCGGATAACGGTCACCTTTGCGGCGGCCGGCGGGGCGTCGGCGAGCCACACGTCCCGCCACCTGCCCGACTGGTCACACCACAGGGCGTCCTCGTAGCCGTAGGTGCCGCCGGTCTGCGCAGTTACGCGCTGGGCGATGACGCGATACCCGTCGATACCCGTCTGCGGTGTGTAGACCTCCCGCCCGGCCTGTTTGCTCCAACGGCCGATTAGGTAGATCTGCCGGGAAAAGGGGTCGAGGCCGGTGCGCTGGCACAGGTGCAGGAAGCCGGACAGCTCGGCGGCGGTCACCTGGTCCTTGATGCCGGACTGACGCAGTACGGCGGCCTGCTCGGGCGTCCATGCGGTCTGGTCCGGGCGGACGGCTAGGGCGCCGCCCTGCTGGCTGGGGGCGACGGGGGCCGCCGCCCCGGCCGGAGCCGGGGCGGGGCGCTCGGTCGTGACGACGGTCATGCGGTGGTGGTTCCGTTCTGTGCGAGGTGCGCGCGGGCGGCGCGGGCGGTGAGGGTGTCGGCGAGAGCGACGGCCCCGGCCGGGTCGATGACGTGGTCGAGCACGGCCGGGGGCGGCAGCTCGCCGTACAGGGCGTCGCGGGTGGCGTCGGCCTCGGCGGCGCGCATGGCGCGGCCGTAGTCCGTGGCGCCGGGGTTGCACTGGGCGTCGTCGGCCGCCTCGACGGCATCGGCGTGCGCGGCCAGCAGCGCGGCGACCGTCTCGGGGTCGCGGGCGTAGGCCGCGGCGAGCTCGTCGAGCAGCACGTCGGGCCGGTCATCGGCCAACCGGATGGCGAGGCCGTCGGCGGTGAGCTGCGGCCGGATCACAGCAGCTCCTCGGGCAAGGGCGACTCGTCGTCGGACAGCTCGCCGGTGAAGGCGTCGTACACGAGCGGGCGGGACCAGTCGGCGTCGGGGAGCATCCGGCGCAGCAGTCCGCGGGCGGCGCGGTGCGCGGCGCGGTCGGCCTCGATCGGGTGCCCGAGCGCGTCGTCGAGAGCAACCCAGGTCTTGCGGTGCTGCTCGCCGTCGAGTTCGACCGTCACGGGGACGGTGCGCACGCGGGCGGTGCCGGGGGCGATCTGGTCGAGCTGGCGGGCGATGATGCCCGCGAGGGTGCGGCGCTTCTCGGCGTCGGTTGCCGGGGCGGCGTCGGTAGTCTGGTTCGTTGTCACGGCCTGTTATGCCTTTCGTCGGGTGGGTCGTGCGGGCCGCCCCAGGTCGCATCTGGGGCGGCCGTTTTGCTGCGGTTGGTCCGGGTCGCATCCGGGCCAGCCGGGCTATGCGGCGGCGCGGTGCGCCGGGGTCTGCCGGGCGCGCTGCTCCCGCTCCAGGCGGCGGAGGATGAGCTCGACCTCGGGGGCGAGGCGTCCGGCGGCGCGGTCGGCGTCGCGGCGGTCGCGGGCCCGGTCGAGCGCAGCGCGGGCGTTTGCGAACGCCTGTTCGCGGGGAATCACCTGATTTCGCACGGGGTGACCTCCGGGGGCGTCGGCGTCGGCTTCACGAGTTGGGAGGCGGGCACGCCGTAGTGCCGCTCGACGGCGGCGGCCACGGATGCGCTCGGCGCGGTGCGTCCGTGCCAGAGGCGCCAGCCGGTGTTTCGGGCGATCCCGAGGCGTCGGGAGAGATCAGACGGCGTGATGTCGCCCACACCTCGGGCGGCGTTCACGAGTAGGGAGCGGTCGTACATGCGCGGTCCTTCGTTTCGCGGGCGAACTCGTTTCGTCCACGCATGGAACGTTAACACAGGGACGGATCGTGCGTGAAGCGACGAACGCCGCCGTCGCGTGCACGGTTTCTCCTCGTGAACCGCAGGATCTTCACACGGCATATGCGGTTGACACGTAGTTGTGACCGGCACAGAATCGTTTTTGTGTTCGAACGATCACCAGAGGTAGCGATTCGGTGGTGGGGGAAGCGGGTCGAGCGTCCCGTCATGGCCGATTCGCGCCCGTGCGAAGCCGTTTCACGCGCGGTATGTTCCACGCATGGAACACGACGACGCGGCCCCCACACGCGCCCAATTCGCCGCATGGCTCCGCGAACAGATCATCCGGAAGGGCTTCGCCCTCGGAGAGCGAGGCGAACAAGCACGCTTCGCCCGCTACGCCGGCATCCCCTCGGGCACCCTCAGCCGACTACTCGCCGGCACCGCGGCACCCGACATCGGCACCCTGCGCCGCATCGCCACCGCGCTCGACATCCCGTTCGGCCTGGTACTCCTCCGCGCCGGCATCGCCACCGAGGACGACCTCAACGTCACCAGCCGCGCAGTAGATGAGTCACCCCTCACGCCCGAACGAGCCGCCGACGAACTCGGCATCCATGAGCCCGCGGCCCGCCGCGCGTTCATCGCCAGCGTCGAGGCACTACGCACACCGCCCGCAGACGAAAGCGGGTGACCGATTGGAGCCGCACCTATGGCACGCGTAACCGTCGCAACCTCCGCCGCTGTCGCTGTCGCCGCCGTCGCCCTCGTACGGCAGGCACGCCAGCGCGCCGACCGGGACGCGACCGCGTACCGCGACGGCTATCTCGACGGACTGCGTGATGTACGCCGCGGACTCCTCGACAAACCGGCCCCACAGGAGGACCAGTGAAAGCGCCACCTCCGAGCCAGAGAGCGCCGATACCCGGCGAACTCTGGCTCGGCTACATCCGGGTATCGACATGGCGAGAGGAGAAGATCAGCCCGGAGCTACAGGAAACCGCCCTGCGCCAGTGGGCCGCCCGCACCGGGCGCCGCCTCCTCGAACCCCTGACGATCGACCTCGATGCCACGGGTAGGAACTTCAACCGCAAGATCATGCGCGACATCGAGCGCGTCGAGCGCGGCGAAGCGAAGGGCATCGCTGTATGGCGTTACAGCCGCTTCGGCCGTAACCGCACCGGCAACGCCGTAAACCTCGCCCGCCTCGAAGCAGTCGGCGGACAGCTCGAATCCGCTACCGAACCCGTCGACGCGACAACCGCGATCGGCCGGTTCCAACGCGGCATGATCTTGGAGTTCGGCAACTTCGAGTCCGACCGCGCAGGCGAACAGTGGAAGGAGACGCACGAGCATCGCCTCGCCCAGAAACTACCGGCCACCGGCCGCGCGCGATTCGGGTACATCTGGCACCCGCGCCGCGTTCCCGACCTCTCCCAACCCGGAGGCTGGAGACTCCAGCAAGAGCGCTACGAACTGCACCCCGACTTCGCCCCCGTCGTCGAGGAACTGTACGAGCGCAAGACAGAGGATCACGACGGCTTCAACAGCCTCGCCCACTGGCTCAACGAAGAGTTGGCGATCCCCACCACCCGCGGCCGGGCATGGGGCGTGAGCAGCGTCGCGCGCTTCCTCGACTCCGGGTTCGCGGCCGGCCTGCTGCGCATCCATGACCGCGACTGCAAGTGCGGCTATGGCACCGACCCCCGGATGAGCCGATGCCCACACGGGCGCATGGTCTATGTGGCCGGGGCGCAGCCGCCCATCATCGCGCCGGACCAGTGGACGGCGTACCGGGCACACCGTGAGGAGACGAAGAAGACACCCCCTCGGGCACGGAAGGCGACATACGCCCTTACCGGGCTGGCGTGGCATGGGTACTGCCGATTCCACATGAGCGCCGCCTCGGACACCAACAGCCACGGCCAGCAGGTGCGCGGGCACTGGCTGGTGTGCAGCCGGAACAAGCACACGAGCAAGGTCGACTGCCCCAAGGGCATCAACGCCAAGCGTGAGCAGGTCGAGGCCGACGTACTCGACTGGCTCAAGCGTGAGGCCGCGGACGGCGTCGATTCCGCGCCGTCTCTTCCAGAGCAGGCCACTGCGCCGTGCAAGGAGGACCCGCGGGCCCGCGCCAAGCGTGAGCACGCCTACGCACAGGTCGAGTTGAAGAAGGTGGAGGCCGCCCTCGACCGCCTGCTGATGGATCAGGCGATGGACCCGGACAAGTACCCGGCCGACTCGTTCGAGCGGGTACGTGACCAGCTACTCGGGAAGAAAGGGGCCATCGTCAAGCGCATGAAAGAGCTCGGCGAGGCCGAGACTCTGCCCACGCGCGAGGAGTACCGCGCCCTGGTCGTCGGGCTGGTCGAGGAGTGGGACACGCTCCAGCCGATCGAGAAGAACAGCATCCTGCGCCAGCTCATGCGGCGCGTAGCGTGCTACGACATCCGCACCGAAGGGTCCCGGTGGATCGAGGTGCGCACCGAGGTTCACCCCGTTTGGGAACCGGACCCGTGGGGCCCCGTCGAGGGCGAGGTCATTGCCCGTAGCGACGAACCAAGCGACTGA